TATGCAGCCCTCAGTTCAAAGATTTCGACTTCACCCTCAATGGGATGGACATCGGTTCCGACCGGACGCGCGCCCATCTGCCGATTGAACCAGCGGGCGGCACGGTTCCGGATAGGCGTTGCGCCCCAAATGCGGTCGGCGTGCTCGGGGAGCATGTAGCCGATCATTTCTTTGGCCGTGTCGAGCGCCCTACGACCCCGGCATGTGCCGCCGAACAAAGTGTGGGCGTAATATTCCCGCTCGCCAGTGGGCTCGAAAACGCCAACAGCGTCTTGGCCATTCGAGAGGACGCAGCACCCCCGCACCGCCGGCCACCAGTCCATTTCCTGGTCGTGGTAGCAGACGAACGGCCGCACCTCCGGGCTGTTCGCTATACGATTGATCAGACCATCGTCGTGCTCGCGAACAACCATGCGCCGCCCTTTCGGCGGGAAACCTATCGCAGAGGGTGTGTGGGGGCTTTCGAACTCTTGCCAAGGCGGACTTCACGCGGCCTCGTAGACAATGCTGACGCTTATGGTGCGCCCATCTCCGCCGATGTAGGTGTTGTCGTATTTCTCGATGAAAAGCGTGCTTCCACCAGAGCCGATATGGGCAATAGCGGTGTAGCCGATGGTCCCTTCGCGCCCGGAGCCGACTGCCTGAATCCCGCTCGCGATATGCACGAAGGGCAGGCTTACCGATATTAGGCCGGCCGCCGTGCCGTTGGTCGTGATCGCGACTATAACCTCAACGTGGACGAACTTGCCAATCTGCTTATAACGCAAAGCGCCTGAGGCGGTCGTGAAGGTGCCGGACGTTGCCGCCACGGTCGGGGCAAAGGCTGTGTAAGCCCCGCCGATGGCAACATAGAGCGTATCGAAGTAGGCCTTGAGCGTGGCTTTGAGGTTCGCCCAGGTGAGTTTCTTGAGGACATTCGACGCAGCGGAATCGACAAGCGGCAATTCGTCCGCGTCAACCGGCGTGGCCTTAGAGGTCGCGGCGTGAGTGCCGGGTGCAATAACGGTGATGTCCGCCGATCCGTCCAGCGGCTGTCCGTCCACGTTGCGGGCGGTCGTCCATTTGGCCGCCGAACCCGTCGTGCTCTGGTTGAGCGTAGGATAATTCGAAGGGTTGCTAAGCCCTAGATTGGTGCGGGCCGTGGGGGCGTCGGTAAGGTCCGACAGGTTGTTGGCGCTGAGCAGCGCGCCGACAAGATTATGCTCCAGAACCCGCCACGAAGCTCCGACCGCCGCCTGCGTACCTCCGGCATTGTCCGCCGCCGCGAAATAGACATCGCCAGCATCGACGGCGGTTCCCGAAGCTCCACCGATCTTGCCTGCGACCGTGACGACATACATATCGCCCTTGGACGCGACTGGATAATTGGGGTTGGTCGAAGCGTCGGTGCTGCCCTGAAACTTGAGCGCCCCCGTCACCGCCGCAGAGACATAGGATTTGACCGCTTTCTGCGATGCTATCCGGGTGTCGCTGTTGGCCGTGAGGGCGGGGTCCGTATCCAATTGCGAGGCGGAAACAGCGTCCGTAATGCCGTAGCCGCCAAGCGTTGTGGGTTTGCCCGTAACCAGCGCCCATGCGGCTGCAATGGCTTGAGCGGACAAGGCGGTGATCCTGCCCTTGGCGTCCACCGTGGCGGTCAGCGATTGCGATGCCGAGCCAAAGGTGCCTGGACTCGTGTTGACCGCAGCTAGCGATCCGGCGGCGGTGACGTTCGCAGAGCCGTCGAAGCTTACGGTCCACGTCACATCACCCGACATGGAGATGGATCGAGCCGTGGCCAGTTTCGCGGCCGATGCCGCCGAATGTGCACCGCCAAGATAGCGGGTGTCAGCCTCCGCCCTGCTGAGCAAGCTTCGCGTGTCGGCCGCGTCTATGGGTCTGATTTGCCAGCTTCCAGGCTGCACCTGCTCCGGAACGCCGGGATCTGTGGACAGCGCCCCTATCTCGGTCAAGATGCTGTTGAGGGGCTGTTTCTTGGCCAGCTCAGCTACGATGTTTTCAGCGTTACCAGAGAGAGAGCCTATCGCGGCTATAGCAGTGCTCAAGCGGGCCGTGGCATCTTCCGCCCCCGCGACGAGGCTTTCAAATGCGGCCTGCATCTGGGGCTGGCCCGGAAACGCCTGCTGGATGAGGTTGCGGCCGATGGTCACAGCGGTTGTACGGTGGCCTCGAGCGCTGAAAAGCCGGGCCGCCCTCCTATTCCCCTGATCCTTAGCCCCAGATAGGACTGGAACCGCCTATGCGGCTTCCACCAGACACGCTTTCCCCGTTCTCCTGGCATGATATGTAGCGGACGTTCCGGGCTGAACGTCTCGCCGTCGCTTGTCATGGACAGAAAGTAGCTTGCTGGGGTCATTCCGCGACCCGGAAGGCCGATAAGCTCGATCTGGTGCAGGATGGCGGGGTTTCCGTTATTGTAGATCAACCCCGGCTCGAATTGCCATTCCACGTCCTCTCCGAAATGGCTGTCCACATCATCGCTCAGGGTGCCGATGGATGCCGTTTCGGTGTCGCCGACATACCATTTCCCGAGACAGAGCACCGCATGGCGTGGGCGGTAGGGTTTTCCGATCCCTGACCGGAGACGATACCAAATGGGCTCTCCCGCCTTCTCCGAAGCGGTCAGCAGATAGACCCAAGTCTCGGTCGGAAGGTGGACAAACAGCCGCTGCTCGTCGCGCGACGAAAGATTCTCAAGCTCTATTGCAGCGGGATCGTCAACGGCGGCGAGCGCGTCATCAACCGCTCGCACGCTGATCTTCTGCGCGCTCTGACCCGCCGCCATATGAACGCCCAGAGCGTCTTTCCGTCCCGAGCCGACGAAGGCGAAGCCGTTACCGAACTCCGTTTTGGCCGAAGCGCTCACGCACCCCACAGGAAGCGTCGAACCAGGCACGGTCGCGAATGGAAAGCCGTTGCCGCCGACATTCTGGAGGGTCTGGATCGTGTAGCGACCCAGAACCAGAGCTTCATCGGTGAGGCGATTCTTCAGTAAGCCAGTTACCGGGTCGGGATCGGCTTCGGCAGAGCCGTATTTGAGCGGCTGGACGCTGGTCGGGTCGGAAAGCTCGGTGACGACAACCGAGGTCCCGTCCGTCGTCATGAAATAACCGCCGATCCACATCATATCGAGGACCTGACCAAGGTCAGGATCGGTGACTTGCGTCAGAGCTGTCCCATTCCAGTAATAAAGAGCCGTCCCGCTCCTGATCCCCAATCGATCGAAGCCGTAATCGAAGGAAACTGGGCCAGCCCCCCCGACATCGCCTAAAGTGTCAACGCTGCCGTCCCCGTTCACGCGGACGAAGCTCGTCCCCATCACGCGATAATGAACATTGTTCCAACAGATGGCGCCGCGGTCGATCCCAGGTCCTGTGGCATAAGGAACGGCTCCCGGCGGAGCGATGAACTGACCCTTCGAAATGCCGCTATCGACCAAGACGGGCTCAAGGTTGAGCGGGTGGCGCGTGGTCCATTGCGCCCCTTTCGCTCCCACTCCGGAGAGAAGCGGAAGCTGCACCTCAGCTCTCGCGAATGAAGCGGGAAGAGCGGCCCAGACGCCTGTTACCCTCGCCTGAAGGCGCGGAGACGATGATGCTCATGGGCAAGGTTGCCACGGCTGCGTTCAACAGTGACATTTGCCGGGCCTTAGCCGCCAAGGTTGCGGCCGAAAGCGGCTGCGCGTTGCTCATCAATGGCGAGATGGACTCGGCCAATGCGAGGGATGCGGCGAGGTCCCATTTCGGGTCGATCCCGCTCAACTCTTCAAGGCCCCCCGTCCCATAGCTGGGCTGTGAATAACCAAGCGTGTCGAACGGTGGCGACAACATCAGCGCGTCAAGCTCGTTGAGAGCAAACGCCGCTTCTTCGGGGGCATAATCGAGAATGCCGCACTTCCCGAGCGCCATCTCGACGATGCGTTTCTTGGGGCTGCCGGTTACTGGAAGGGTGAGAGAGACCATTGGCTTCCTCTATGAAAAGGGCCGCCCGCGACTTTCCACGGGCGGCCCTCTCACTGTCCGCCTCCGCTCAAAGCTCGGAGATGGAAGTCTCGTCATTGGTGTGCGGAGGGCCGGCGCTGGTGACTTCGTGCGGATGCACCTTGCGGCCGACCTCTTCGCCGATCCGAGCAGTCAGCATCTTGACGTAACCGGTGCGGTTCTGGCCGGAACGCTCTAGATGCAGCAAGCCCTTCGCTGTTTCGAAGTCGATATGATCCGGAACCTTGTCGTTCCCGAGGCGGCGCGAAAGTTCGTCCTGCGATAGGTTGAGCAGTGGCGCGATGGTGGTGCTGTGCAGGTCAGGCGCGACGCGAAGCCGCTGCGATTCCTGCATAGCGTCCAGATCGCCAGTCGTTCCGGTGTCGGCGGCGACAGCCCGACCGCTGCCTTCCTTGACGTAATCGAGCGCACCCTCATGCTTGGCTTCCGCGACCTCGGATCGGGAAAGCTTAATGTCGCCGGGAGCCCTTACAGCCGGAGCTTCTTTGTGTCGCTTATTCATGACTCACCTCACCTTAGGTCTGGTTGAAGAGCTGCATCCCGATGAACTCTGGGTTCAGGGCGCCGCAGCCGTAATCGATGTCGAGACGTCCCTTAACGCTGAGGTCATTGATCTCGCCCTGCTGGACATACATGATCGGCAGGCCGAGCTTCGGGGTCGTGCCCCGCGCCATCACCTTCCATCCATTGCCGGGATCGGCAACGAAGGAGCCAGGGATGAGCTCGATGGCGCCCTTCAGGAAAAACAGGTTGGCGTTGGCCGCGACGGTGTTCAGGAACACGAGCGCAGTGCCATTGGCCGGGGCCTGAGTGACGTTCTTGTACTCCAGTTCCGCCCGCGTGCCGCCAGCCCCCGAAATGATCGGAGGCTCGATCTCGACCGTGCCTGTGCCGCCCGCGCCAGTGACGATACGGGTGATGCGGAAGGTCTTGAGCTGGCCAGTGTCTCCCTTCGAAATGTGATGGACGGAGTTGACGCCGGAATTGGCCGCGAAGGTGAAAGCATCACCGGCCTTGACGGTGCCGCTCGTGACGGCAATCGAGATGATCTGCCGACGATTGTCTATGTTGGTCGGGTTGCCATCTGTGTCGAGCGTGCTGGCAACAGGCGTATATGAGAGCGGATTAGTGTTGGTGATGGTGACACCGACGCCAGTGGCTGCGGGCAAAATCTTCGACTGGTCGTTTTCGAACAGATCGAAGTTGCCGATGGTCTTGACGTATGCGCGCTCATACGCAGTCGAGGAGAGAGGGCTGTCGCTTGTCGCCGGCTTGGCGATATTACCAGCCATCGACAGATAGTCACGGGCCGAGTAGAACGCCTTGCGGTTGAAGTTCGGCAAGCCCTGCTCGGTGAAGATCGCGCCCATCTGAGCCAGATCGTCAAAGCCGGTGGGGGCGACTGTCCGCTTGCTGACGAGCGTTGCGTTATTGATCGCCGTATTGAAGACGGAGAGGTTTACCTGCGAGGCCAGGCTTAGTGCCGCGTCTTGAAAATAGCGACTGATCGATGCCTGATCGCGGCCATCCTTAGGGCCCCACTTGACGGGAACCGCCTTGTGGATGCCGACTGTCACGGGCACGAACAGGCGCGTCATGTCGCCGAAATTGCTGGTCTGGTCGAAGCCATCATAAACAGCGGGAATGTACGGCATCGGCCGCCAAACCTTGTCGTTGGCGTGCTGCTGATCGGCGGGACTGCCGGGCAGGTTATACTTCTCGACCTCGGACGCAACGACGAGCATGTCATCGAATCCGGCGAGAACGTCGTCAAATGAGGCTTCGATTGTCTTTGCGGTGTTGAGGGCCATGACTCAAGTTCCCTGATGAGCTGCTATGCCTTGGCCTGTTTCTTCAGTTGCGCCTTGTAGGCTGCGATCTTTGTTCTATCGCCGCCATTACGCGCAGCTTCAGCTTCAAGCCGTTCGAGAGCTTTGTCCGTCCCGTGGCGTGGCGCGCCTCCGCGCTCCACTTGCTCGGGTTCCGGGGCCTTGCGTCGTGAGGTGAGCTTCAAAGTTGCCTCCAGCTTCGTCACGGCGACGGCCTGCTTCAGGGGATCTTGAATGGAGGCGATCTCGGCTAATTTGCCGGGATGCTTGCCGAGGGCGGCGAAGACGAGGGCCGGATTGTCGGCCGCCTTCACGATCACGGCTTGCTGAACCTGGCTCAGGCCAGCCATGGCCGTTTCGATGGCTTCTTCCGCGTTCGGGACCTTCAGCTCGGCTTTGCGAGCCTCGAACCGCCGAACATCGGCCTGCCACGCTTCCTCGACAGCGCGATTCTGTTGCTGGACAGAGGTTTCGGCCTTTTGAGCCTCCGCCTTGCGCCCCTGCCACGCTTCGTATTCAGCCTCGAACTTGTCCTGATCGTAATCGCACCCTTCGAGCGTCGGCTTGGGGCCTACTTCGATCGGCTGCGGCGCGGCGGTGCCGCGTTCGGCCAGAATTTTGTCACGCTTCCGAATCTCGTCGCGGAGGTGCTTGACCAGTCCTGTCTCGCGCTCTCCTGAGGCTGGCGCTGCCTCGTCACCGAAGGCGATTTCCAGTTCCTCGTCGCCCTCATCTCCGGGCTTCTCGGAACCTAGCTCCTGCTCTTCCTGGTCCTGTTCGTCGGCGTCTCCGCCTTCGTCATGTTCCTGATCGAGAAGAAGCTCGTCGTCCTCCGGCTCTACTGCCATGTGATCCCCATAAGCTCTCACCAGTCACGGCCTGGCGGTTGCCGAAGTGGGGAATTTACAAGGGTGCTAGAGGGGAGGCTTTCGAACTCTTGCGCGCTCAGTCCAAACGCCGCGACGCCTCGTACATCTCGCGCCGATCAGCCGAATTATGCACCCAGAGCGTCGGTGTTTCATCATCCTCCATTGGACTGCACCAGCAGTAAGGAGAGGGATCGTGCTCGTTCAGGTCATCGACCGGCAGAACGTTGCTTTGGCGGATCACGTCGAGATTATCGACCATCCGGACCACATCCCAGCCGCCGGGATGGACACGCATCACAACTCACTTCCCCGCCTGATCCGCCTCTCGCCATCGTTGGCGGCCTTCATGCGGTTTGTGGCAGCGTTATGCGCCTCGATCGCCAGCTTCGCGGGAAGGTGCTGCGTCGCGGTCCTGATCTGCTCCGTTTCGGCGGCGGTCTTGCCGATGTCGGCGGCTGTTCTGGCCTGCTCCAGCCCGTCGGGAACGTCAGGCGCTTCCTCGGGACCGCCAACAGCATGTGCTTGTGCGAGCTTTAGAACCGCATCCGCGCGGAGTTGATGGCCCTTGTCGGCAACTTCGCCGGCTTTCGCTTGCTTGAGTCCGGCGCTCGCAGCGAGGTCTTCGGCTTTCGCATGGGCAATAAGCGTTTCGGGATCTGGCGGCTGCTGCTGAGCCTGTTCGGCCGCCTGCTCCATCTGCTGCTTCTCGTCGTCGGTGGGCTGCTCCACCCCAGCCTGCACAAGCTGCTTGCGGCCCCACTTCTCGAACGAGGTCATCCCCTCCCCGTCCATGTTCATGATCGCCGTGAGGAGCGCGACTTTGCCAATATCCATCGCCTGTAGCTGGGTCGCGACCGTAGCGACGTTGAGGCAGTTGCGGACCGTCTTGTCCCGCCTCGTCGCGGTCGCCTCGGTAACGGTGCAGACGACCTTGTAACGGCCCGACGTGAAGTCGTTGATGGTCATGTGCCTGCCGGTCGGGTCGGTGAACGGCTGCGCCAGCTTCGCTTCCCCGTCGTCGCCCTCTTCCGACATGGTTTCGACGACACGGCCCGGCTCTGAATAGACCTCCTTGGCCATTTCGAGATAGATTTCGCCCTCGCGCTTCACCGACAGGCTCATATTGTCGAGATAGATGCCGGACTTGGCGTCGATCCTTTGGGCCGCAATATCCATCGCGTCGGCGCTGACATTGGCCTTGACCTCTTCGGCCTGGTCCGCGTCGTCATCGAGCAAACTGGACGAAAGCTGGAGCAAGGCTGCTTTGACCGGGGCGAGCTGCGGCGGTGATACCTTGCCAATAGGTCCTGTCGCGACAATGTTTCCATCTTTGTCGCGCAGGGCGCTGGCCAATAGGAAGGGAGACCGATTGAGGTTGGCTTCGGCCCACTGTTGGGGCAGGTTGCCTTGCATCTGCTCGGGGTCGAAAATCGGCCGCTCGAACGGTGCGAGAGAATCCACCTCGGCCGCGCTCGATATACCTGCGTTGAACAGCCGCTGGGCGTCCATGCGCTTCGACACATAGCCGCGGAACCTCTCCACATTATCGACGAAGGCGCGCTTTCCATAGACCGGGACAATTGGGATACAGGAGCCGGCGATATAACCCTGATCCTTCAGCACCTCCGCGCCGCTCATCAGGTACTTGTGGACCTTCTTGCGCTTCCTCGAGCTTGTCCGTGAGGCCCAGCCCTGTTTGCGAAGCTCGGCAAGATCGGAAGCCGTGATCTCGTCATCCCAATAACGCTGCTCCTCCTGGGACAGCTTGTGGGTCAGGATCAGGAGCTTCGCGTCCTTCTCCTCCACCTCGTAATATTCGGCGACGATGACGACATCCGGCGCGAACCACTCATGTTGCGACAGGATGCGATTTTCGGGCCACGAGACGGGAGAATCCTCATATTGCTCTTCGAATGCATCCCTGGTGTACGCGGTCAGCACGAAGGCGAAGCGGGCATCCGACTTGTCATAGAGCTTGGAATTACCGTCGAAGAACACCCTCTGGTCCGCATCGGCAATGAGCATTCCGGGATTGATGCGCTGCTTGTCGCTGTATTTATCGGAAGGGTCCGCCCAGACGTTCAGCAGGCGATAGGCCCCGAAACCGCCCCCCACGGCTTCCTCGAACGCATTGTCGCGGGCCTGCTGGGCATTGTAGTGGTAGCTGTCGGCCCGGTGAATGCCGTCCAGCGTATTTGCCGTCTCTGGATCGCTGTCGCCGCCGGCAGGTCGGAAATCGGGCTCGATGCGGTTCTGGCGGTAGTCGTTGATGATCTTCTCGGCGCCCTTCGACACCTTGTCGATCTCGACCCGGATCGAGTTTTCGAACTGGATTCCCCAATCGCCATCCCATTGCGCTCCTGGAATGGCGATGAACTTGCGCGCCAAGAGGGAATGGTCGCGCATTTCAAGTTGAGGCAGGGTGGTTTCGTCGAACCTGCGGATGGCTCTGTCGTGGACCTTAGACAGGCGATCACGATCCTTGGCGCCGTCAGCCTCGGACTCGTCTAGCGCCTCGTCTGGTTCGATTGCGGCTGTGGCCATGCGCCCCTCGGGAAGGGCGCGATGATACGGTTACGAGGCGGGAGGGGCTTTCGAACTCTTCGCCTCGCCACCGATCAGAAGGGACGCGATATACGGCGGCACCATCTCAAAATGAGCGCTTGGTTCCATGATGACCGCGTGCCTGACCATGTTCCCATCATCGTCGGCCAGTATCGCATAGCCGATAATCTGCCTCCCCACGCTCATCCCCTCATGCTTTCGAACTTTTGGCGTTAGAAGGCGAGTGCCTGTGCAGCGGTGGGCTTAGGCTCGCTCCAGCATTCAATGACAGGAGGCCATGGCACGCCGCCGCGCGGGTCGACGTATGGCACCCAAAATCCCGAGCCAGTCATGATCGATCCGGTGCGATATTTGAACAGGAATTTCGACCAGCCCCGCCGCGAATATCTTAGTCTCACCTTCACCCTCACCTCCTGTTGAAAGCCGTCTTGAGCGCAGGAATGGCAACGTTAACAGCCCTGGGTGCCGGCATCGCGTCCAAGGCGAACGTTAGCGCCAAACTGTCGGCCCGATCAGGCGATTTGCCAACACGCTTCTTGTACTTCTTCTTGTCCTCCATCAGCAATAACCCATCGCGGTAGCTATAACGCATAGCCGTCGTTTCCGCCTTCAGGTCGCCGTCGCGGCCAATGCTACATGGCGCGTCCTTCAGCCAGTCGAGCAGTCCGCGCCACATCTTAGCTCTGAGGTTATAATTCTTTCCGTCCGAACGCCGCGCGCCGGTGTGAACGCCAACGGTAACGTCCGCATACTTAGACCGCTTCAGCGTATCATAGCAGGATACGCCGGGGCCATCTAATTCAATGACAATCGCATCAACGCTGCCCAATGAGTCGGCCTCCTCAATAACCCATCCTGCTAGGTCAGGGCCGTCGATCTTGCCCTTCTTCACTCTGGTCCATGGAGACACCCGGCCACGCCGGAATGTGATCGTGCATTCATCGTCACCTTCATGCGCTGCATCGACGCCAAGCACCTTAGGGCCGATTGCCTCCACGTCACCAGGGCCGATCGAGAAAGCCGCTTCGAATAGGTTGCCATCGATCCATGCGTTTGAGACGGATGCGGAATAGTCGATATCCACCTCTTGGGCGAGAATCACCGCGTCAAGCAGCTCGCGTTGCTTGTCGTACCAGGCCTGATCCTTCCTCGGGTCGTCCTTCCAGTGGAAGGTGAACACCGGCACCTTGCCGCCGTGT